CCTCCGACGTTCGCGTAGGGGGGGGACGTAGGGGGGGGTCATCGCCCAGAAACTTTTTATTATTATTGTTCATCTCCCAGAAGTTTTTTATATTAGTGTATGTTTGTCTTTGTATGATGTCGCATACTTTCACTCCTGACAGCCGTATCAAATCTGCTTTACGTGCTTTATGGTTACGTAGTAAAGAGCGTCAATCTGGCTTAAAGTTAGGTTGTCGTATGTGTAAAGACTGCGGTGTTAAGATGAGCGTTGCTAAGGGTAGAGAGGTCAAGATTGAGGTACACCACACTGACGGCGTATTAAACTGGGCGGAGATTTATACCGCTGTTAGAAAGAATTTGCTCTGCGACCCTGCGAAATTAGAATGTTTGTGCAAGTCTTGTCATAAGGAGCGTCACCATACTTAATGAAATATGACCCATGGCAAGAAGAAATCCTCAATACTACCGGCGACATTTTAGCCAACACAGGGAGACAGGTCGGCAAGACTACTATCTTCTCTCACAAAATCGCGAGATATATGCTCAACAACAGAAATCACCAAGTTATCGTCGTGAGTTTAACGGAAGACCAAGCCCAGCTTATAATCGTGATGATTTTGGACTATTTGGAGCGAAACCACAAAAATCTGGTTCAGAAAGGCAAAAACAAGCCTACTAAGAGCCGAATTTGGATTAAGAACGGTGCTCACGTAATTTCTAGACCGGTCGGCAACACAGGCGACGCTGTTAGGGGCTTCACTGGCGACGTTTTGTACATTGACGAGGCTTCTGGAATGCCGGAGTTAATGTGGAAGGCTGCCATGCCTGTTTTAATGACTACGGGCGGACAAATATGGATGTCATCTACTCCTCGTGGTAAATATATCAACAACAGTTCTGAGAAGAATTTCTTTTATAAGAATTGGGAGAACTTTGAGGACAGGTGGCAAGTTTTCAACATTAGTAGTGAGGAAGTGATTAATAACCGTGTTGTTGACGATGACTGGACAGAGGACAAGCGTGACAAAGCCATCAAATTCCTATCGAACCAGAAGGCGATATTGAGCGAGATAGAATACAACCAAGAATATTTAGGCATGTTCTTGGACGACATGCGTCAATGGTTCTCTGACGATTTAATAAGGAGCTGCATGACTAACACACGCCCAGAAAAAATCTCAAAGAGTGACAGTTACTACATGGGCGTTGACGTTGCCAGGATGGGCGAGGACGAGAGCAGTTTTGAGATTATCAACATGAAAGGGGACCACCTTTACCACATCGAGAACCAGATTACTACAAAGACCACTCTACCCCAGACCACCGAGCACGTAAAGGAGCTTCATCACCTTTACGACTTTTCTAAAATCTTTATAGATTCGGAGGGTATTGGGGTAGGTGTATTTGATTGGTTAATGGACTCGGACGAAACGAAACAAGTAACGATTGCAATCAACAACAGTAAACAGATTATTGACGCGGACGGTCGAGGCAAGAAGTTACAGAAAACATTAACTTACTCTAACTTAAAGATGTTAATGGAAACTGGGAAAGTTCACTTACTTGACGACCCTGGCGTTTTCCAGAGTTTAAAAAGTGTCCAGTACGCTTACACGAACGACAGTTTGGGTACACGTCATTTAAAAATCTTCGGTAATTACACTCATATCGTTGAGGGTTTGGTTCGTGCGGCTTGGTGCGTTAAATACAAAGACTTAAATCCAACCGTGTATAGGCTAAAAGTATGAGAGTTGAAACAGTAATTGATATTCTGAAAGAAATAAAAGAAAAAAACCAAAGTTTGACTAACGCCGAAATCCTGAAGGTATTAGAAATCAAAACCATGATGGAGGCAAACTCTCATGGCAGATAGCGGAACACTGGCTACTACTGCCCAGGTATTATTATCAATAGGTGACGGCGCTAGTGCAACAATGATTCTTGAGGCCAACACTAACATTTGGATTTTAATGGCCGAGTCAGACATGGAGAAATCTTTCGGTAACAATATTGGATTGGTATCTAACTACGCAACAATGACCGCCGCTCTCAAACAATGGATAGCCGAGGTAGCATCCGACAGAGCCGCTTGGAAGGCAATCAACCAGAACCAGAACAACTGGTCACTGGCAACATCACAATCAAAACTAAACGTACTAAACGCTACCTGGAAAGGATTCTTGAGCGACCTTAAATCAAACAGGGCTGACATCGTGGCGGACTTGGGGTTGGATTAATGCCACTTGACCCAGACTTAACAGAGTTCACCACAGCGAGCCCGGTAATTGCTACGTTCAGTTATGAAAATATAGAGAGTGGGGTGGGATATAATACTTATTATTGTTTAGTAACTGAGGACGCTAGTGTTAAATATTCCTTACAACCAAATACCCTTGTATATTCAACTGATGACAAGCGTGAAACCACACAAACCGGTGTTGGAACAACAACCCTAACATTTGATACATCAGTGTTTAACATTACAAGAACCGTAAGAGGCACGGCTTACATGAGCCTAGGCGGCCAGCATACAGTCGCGGCCGGCGACTTCAAAGCACAACTATTCAAATGGGACGGCTCATCCGCCACAGCTATATCTTCCGAAATTGTAATCTCTTTCACCGCTGGAGTGGTTACAAGCATTTTCTCGTTTGAGATGCCGTGTACTGAAACAATACTCCAGGAAGGCGACCAGTTAAGACTAGTCCTAAAAATGGTAGTTGGGAGTGGGACAGGGATGTCTATTGGCCACGACCCGAAGAATTTAGATGGAACAGTTATAACACCGTCAACCACCGACACAATAACCTCAACAAGAATAAATATACCGTTCAAGATTGGAAAATAAACATGGCACAATACGATTTACTTAAAAGCACCACGACCGACTTCACGAACACAGTCCCGGACTTCATTATGGAGGCTAAGGCTCTCGACGTTGACAATGATGACGGCGAAACTATATACTACTTTCAAAACGCTGTCAGCGACATCGGGTATTATGCAAACGACCCCATAGTCAATAGTGCCGCTAATGGGATGGCAACGTGGGCGTTCGGTAGAGGGGTGGTTTATCAAGACCCGGACACTCAGGCAGAGTTCGAACATTTCTCCGGACGTGGTAATGATACATTCATGACTCTTATGTGGAATCATGAGGTTATCAAGTTGGTTGTAGGTGACGCCTTTATGGAGATAATCAGGGCGGACACTAAAGATTTAATCCTTAATCTACTCCCAATAAGCCCCGAGAGGGTTAGGGTAATTTCTAAGAGTGGACTAATTAAAAGGTATGAGGTTTGGGACGGTCAAATCTGGGTCAAAATAAAGACGAAAAATATGTACCACACATCTAATAAAAGGATAGGCGACCAGATACACGGAACAAGTCAAATCAACGCAATAAGAAAAACAATAGACGCAAGGCAAGAGGCCGAGGCGGACGAGAGGGTCATCAAGCACAGGGATAAAGCTCTAGGAATCGTCAAGTACAAGACTAACAACGTGGGCAAGATTGAGTACGCTAACAAGCAAATCGAAAACGGTGTAAAGAACGGCGAAATGATTGGCCTCCCGGAAGACACAGCGGAAATTCTACCTTACCCAAGCAAGTCATCGGAGGACAGGCAAAGCTGGATTTCTAGTAGAGAGAACTTCGCCTTCGCAACATTCGGCGTTCCGAGGAACATAATCACAAGCGACGGAACCAGCGAGGTTGGCGGAATTACTGGCCATTTATCTTTTGAACAAACTTACGGCAAGGAACAATCTGACGAGGAGGCCAATATATGGAATAAGATGGCAAGAAAATTAAAGTTTAACAGACCTCCCTCATTAGCTCCACAGACTCAAGATAACAACCAGAAAAATACAGGACTCACAACAATACAACCACAGGAGGCCACGCCTAGCGTGAATAGATGATGGTGACAATTACAGGACAAGACATCAAAAATGTTCAAGCCGAAGGTAGACAGTATGGAAAAGACAAAGCCGAAGAAGAAGCGAAAAGACTAGAATGTGAGGCAAGAGGCGGAGAGTGGAACACAGAGACTAAGGTTTGTAGGTTTACGCAGGGGGTCAGAGGCTCATTAAACTTTCAAAGGGCTGAAAAAGAAAAAGAATTGAAAACTCATGTACAAGATGGCGTCCCAGGTATAACAGAGAACGGAGTTTTTTTCGCGGACAACCAAGCGGCACAACAAAAAGTCATATTTGATGAACAAGACAGAGCAACTGGCCTAGTTCAACCAAGCGGCCAAACATTACTCGGGTTAAGTCCTGATGAAGTTTCTGGAATATTACAACCGGGTGCAACTGCTGCCGACGCTCAACAACAAACGAACCTAGCCGGGCAAGTTGGACAATTCGACCAATTAGGAGTAACAGGGACACCCTTTGACGGAACAGCGTTAGCCGGAGCGGCAGCTAGAGGTGTAATCCCCGGGCTAATAGGTGCGGCAACTGGAGCTATAGGGGCTGGGATTATTGGTGCTAAAGTGGGAGCAGTAGGGGGACCGGCGGGAGCGATTACATTAGGAGCTTTAGGTTTTGCGTCTGGGATAGCGTCAACCATGTTGGCAGAAGCAAAGGGGCAAAGGACTGACAACACAAATTCACAGCAGAGGGTTCTCGATGAGGGGAAACAATTCCTTAATGATTGGATAACATTCGCGGAAGCTAACCCGTCCCAGAAAATGTTAGCTCTTAACGGGTTTAATAAACAATTAGCATTAATAGAACAAGCCCACAGTAAGATGAAGCTTGACACTCAACAGGACGTATTAAGTTTTGAAAGTGCGATTCCTAACTTGGCAGAGTTCACGGCCTTCTATTCCGTAGGTGGGGAAAAGAATATTTATACTCAGGAGATGATGATAGCCATGTCACAACCAGACGTGACAATAGATACGAGGATGCTAGACTTAATCAATAGGAGAAAACCATGAAAATTAGCGACAGAATAACATCAGTCGAGGTCAAACTAAGGTATATCGAGAAGTTACTTTACATCATCATAATAGGGTTAGGCGGGAATTTGGGCTTTGAGTACCTCCCTGTCGTGTCTGCTCTAATACCATAGTTCTTATAAAGTATGTGTGTCATCATTAACCATGTCCGATGAACAAACAAAAACGCCTGACACAGAAGGAGTACAACCTAATCAGCCTACTGAGGGCGATAAGCCTCTTTCTCTGTACGATAAGACTGAAGCTATTGTCACGAGGCAAGAAGAAGCCAACAAGAAAGCTTTAGAAATTATGGACAGGCAAGAAAAACTTTATGCTAACCAAAGACTGGGCGGAACTTCCGGTGGAAGGGTTGAACCTAAAGAACCAGTGAAGACTTCAGATGATGATTATGCAAATAAATTCATGAAGGGGGAAGCTGACCCTCTAGGTGACGATGGAATCAACCTTTAAATTAACAAGAAAGTATCTCGAGGAGCAGATTTCTGATTCTAAGATTGCACTACAAAAACACTTTGAAGGCGTCAGAGTCCATGAGATTGTTATAACAGCGTTCGAGGATGAGCTTGAAACTTTGCCAAAAGAGGAAGAAGAATGCACATCTACGCCCAAGCCCGAGGAATAATTTCTGCACTAAGAGATTGGGAGAACTTCATGTCTTCTCAATATTTACCGTTCAAAGTCTTAGAGAAGGGCGACTCTAAACCCGTACCTTACTTGGCACAATTACAAGTGAGGGAGATTAAGCTTTACGAAATTGTTTGCCCGAAGGAGTGCGAAGACCAAGTTATGGCGATGCTGAAACCCGGGGATTTATACGGAGCAGCCAAAATTTTCAACAAGCCAATGAGGTTACTCGCTAAGATTCTAGGCCTAAAGAAGCCGTCTACTACATGGAAGCCTAACATCCTACCACCGATGGACGGAATCGCCTTGACCGTGCTGGGGACGAAGGACGATAAGGTCAACTGGAAGAAGAAAAAGAGCAAGGACGTCTTCAACCTTGGGCATATGCCGGAAGAGAATTTGTAGAAACTTTTAAATACTACGACCCAGTAGGGATTAGTATGGCAGATAACTTCGCGGTGATACTTGAGCTTAACGAGAACGTAGACGCTAAGCAAATGACGGTGGCGGCGGGCAATTCAATTTCTAAAGGTGATTTATTAAAACTGAGCGGTGACAATACAGTTGCGGCTAGTGCGGCAGATTCAGATGTTTACGGTGGAGTCGCGGCGATGGACAAGGACGGCTCGGATTCTTCAACAAGTATCTCTGTACACGTACCGGGAGCTTTAAACAAATTCGATATGAAGTGCGGGGGTGAAGGAGCTACGCTCGGAGCATTGGTATCATTATCGGGTGCAAACTTAATCAAGGACGCTACCGCGGAAGAAATTCTATCCGGTGACGTTATCGGTAAAGCGATGGAAGCCGGAAGTGCAGCGGAGGTCATTGTAGTTTTATCTTAAAATGGCATCCAAAACTGAACAAGCACCGTTGAGAGCAGAAAATTTTGAGAGAGCAATCAGAGGACTAACGGCTCAGATGTTTGTATTAAAGACACTTGTTGGGACTACAAAGACTGACGCTTGGAAAGACACTTTTTGGACAGAAGGTGCTGACGTTTTAACTGGCGGTACTGGTTCAGACATTGAAGGAATCCCAAGGTTGGCGGCATTCCCAGAACTAGCACCAAACTGGACAGCTAACTCGGCAGTTCAAAGGAAGTACGGTGGCAAAGGAACAATTTCTGAAGAAGATGTACTGAGTGATTTTATTGACGCACAGAAAAGGACAATGATTAAGGTATCTGAAGCTATTGTTTCATCTGTTGACGGTAGAATTTATTCTGACCTAAGCACGGCGGCTACACAAACAGCAGCAGCAGCAGCAAACTGGGACGATACAGTCATCGCTAACCGTGACCCATTGCTTGACGTTCTTCTTGGCATTGAGACTTTACAAGTTGCCAACGTAGCAATAACGGGCAAGCCTACACTATTACTAAGCCCCCACGATAATGTTTACTGGATTACAAACCCAAAGGTTCTAGCCCAAAATGATTTGGACAAGACTGTTTCTGTTAAGGTAACCAATTCTGTTACAGCGGACGAAGCTTTAATTTATGTTGACGGAGCCAGTACGTGGAAGACTGTTAAGGGTCTGAGCACCGAGGTTGAAGTTGTTGCAGGAATTAAAATAGTAATGAAGGCATGGGAATACGGCCAGCTGCAAGTTCACTTCCCAAAGAAACTGTTCAAGATTACTGACACTCAGAAGACTTAAAATGTCACACGATGGCAAGATGAGGCGAGGCGAAAATTCTAAAGACCCTACTAATGTTGACAGGATTTATTTTCTAGAACAAAGCAAACCTAAGCCTATTGAGAAACCAGTCAAAGAAGTAAAGAAGGGGAATAAAAATGCCAGTAACTGATGACGTTGTGGGTGTCGTGATTCCTTTAGCTTTAACATTACCTGTCAAGACAGACAACCAGACTTCAGGGAAGGCCGGAAATATTTTTATAAGTGGTGGAAAAATTATGTTCAACCCATCAGATGGAGGAGCACCGGAAACGGTGACTAGTTCTTAATGGGAGCTGGTGACATTACTATTCTAGGGCCATTCAATGTGGACGATTCGGTAGCTATTGATGCAGCCTTAACCGGTGCCGTTGTTGTTGCTGACGATTTCACTTCTTGGACAGCCGCTAATCAGGTTTGGTTTGCGATAGTTAAGGCGGCCTAACATGGCACACGACCTTACTAAGGACGTCATCGGCGTGAAGGAATTTGAAGTTCAAAAGATTAATCAGTCCGGTGAACCCGCAGAATTTTCTGGCAGCATAACACAGGACGCACACATTGTCAATAAAAAATATGTTGATGATAAAAAGGTTGAGAGTTTCCCGACAGATTTAACTTCTGGAAGTGTTGTGTTTTCTGACGGTACCAACTTAGCACAAAACAATTCCAAATTATTTTGGGACGAAGTCAATGAAAGATTAGGAATTGGGACAACAACACCAGTAAGACTTTTAGATATTAGTGGAGATTCACCACAGTTAAGATTAACTAATGGTGCGGAGTTTGTAGACCTTTCACTTAGAGACACAGGCTATTTTTCTATTAATCCGTCTGGTAAATTTGTAGGAATAAGAACAAATACCCCTGAAGGTCTTTTTCATGTGTATAACACAGCAAGTGGAGGAGCTGCAGCGATTGATGGTAGTGACCTTATGATTTTGGAGAATAATACTCACACTTATTTTAACATGAAAACTCCTGCTAATGCTATTGGGGGCTTTCTATTCTCGGACAATATTAGGGGAGACGGATATATATATTATGACCATAGAGTACCAGCTTTTAGGTTTGGAGTAGGAACGTCTGAAAAAATGAGATTAACCTCTACAGGGGTTGGAATTGGAACAACAACACCAACTTTAGGAAAAGTTCATATTGTGGGAGGAGATAGTATTTCAACTGGTTTAACAGTGGAAGATGCAGCAAAAACAGGAGTAGGAATTAGGTGGTGGTATGATGCAGTTAATATTGCAGCTCGTATTTCTATGGGTGGTAGTGAAGGCGGTAATATTTTATTGAATGGTGCTGGACCTGGAAGTGTTGGTATTGGAACTATTGACCCAGATTTGGGGTCACTTCATGTTGTTCAAAGGCATGATACTGTTTTAGATGGAATAGCCATAGAAACTTCAGCACAGACAGGATTAGCTTTTAGGTTATGGACTGATGGTGATGGCAAAGGAAGATTACAGGGTGGGGGTTCTGGTAATGGTGATATTTTATTGAATGGTGTAGGAAGTGGGAAAATTGGGATAGGAACATCAGTCCCAGAAGCAGCGTTGCATGTTAAAGGCGGAAGTGTGAATGAAGTTTTACATTTAGAGAGTTCTCTAGGACCTGCAATAATATTAGAAGATACAACTGAAAATCATTTTTGGTCAATGAACACTGGAGGTCCTGGACCAGATTTGTATATTAATTATGATAGTGTTACTGGTGGAACAGTAATGTTTTTAGGAAATGATGGAAAGATTGGAATAGGAACAACAAGTCCCGACACTAAACTTCAAGTCGTGGGAGATTGTAAGTTCGGTGACGATAACACTAACTACGCCTCATTCGATAGTGACGGAGAATTAACATTAACAGGGACGGCTAAGGTTACTAAAAGCAAAACTTTTCTATTCAACTACTCAAGGATAACGGGAAAAGGAAAGCCGACCTTAGTAAACCAAGGAGTTTTTTTTGGTTGGAGTCTTCCCATATACAGCTCTGACGATGAGGAATTGTTTACATGTTCTTGTATTCCTACAGATTGGGACGGTGTTTCTGACCCAGTGTTTTGTGTTGCTGGGTGGCTAGACACAGCGAACACTGACAAAAAATTTAAGTTACAGTGTAGCGTTAACACTTACGACCCAACAACGAACGATGTAGTCCCGTCTACTACAGTTGATTATACCACAGAAACGACAACAGGAACGGACGCACAATATACTTCATTTATTGTCTGTTTTACTTTGGACGCTTCCGCTGCTGGACTAACAGCTGGAAAGTCAGTAGGAATAAGAATAAGAAGAGTCGCCGCAACAACAGCAGAAATTGCTGGGGAGTTTGTTGTAGAGGGAGCAGTAGTAACTTATGTATCTGACAAATTAGGAGAAGCAACATAAAGTAGAACAATCTCTTCTAAATAGAAACCTTTATATACTTAGTTAGTTAGTGAATAAGATGAAGACATTAAACATGAGGTTCGACGAGCAAGAGTTTCACAAGTTATTGATAGCCAAGGAGAACTCCGGACTTACTTGGGAACGATTCTTTCTACAAGTAGTGATTAATAGCAGAAAAGGAGGAAAAAATAAACAATGATAATAAAATTTAAAGATTTAAGCACTTCGCTTAAAGTGGGAATCGTCGGGGGCTGGATATACGCAATCGT